TTATATTTGTATTTGTAATTTAGTGAGATTTATTACAACCGAAAATATTATAAGAATCCGATACGGAAAGCGAAATCTCACATCACGCTGACTGTATCGGATTTTACTTTTTAAACTAAATAGTTTATCCGTGTCTTAAAACGGTTATTATTATGGTTACAGAACAAATGATATGTATTGTTCAAATCTACATACATATAAGAAAAAACAAAGAAGTTAAAATAAGACACCCAAGAAACGCAAGAGAGTTTTTTTTGCTTAATAAAGCTTATGATTATGCAATTAAATGGATGGATAATAACGAAGTTAAAATAACTAACAATGGCTAAATTAGGATATACTTGGTATCCAAAAGACTGGGGAAATTCAGAGCATGTTTTTGAATTATCTTTATCTGAAAGAGGTCTTTACCGTGAAATAATAGACCTCGCAATGATGAACGATAATAAGATAGAATTTAAAAAAGAAATCTGGATTAGAAAGTTTTTTGTACAAAAAGAAGAATTAGAGGCTATTTTAAACAAATTATACGCTTTAAAATTAATACATTTTAAGGACAATATTTTAACCGTTCCATCGTGTGAAAACCGTTTAAAATTAGTACGTGCAGGGGCAAAGGGTGGAAAAATAAGTAAGCCTTTAGCGAAGCCTTTTAGTAAGCCTATTGAAAAGCCTTTAGTGAAGCCTGAAGAGAAGCAAAGAGAAAAAGAAATAGAAAGAGAAACTAAAAAAGAAAATAATAATGATAGATTTTTTTCTGAGTTGATTAAATCAGAATCATGGATAGAAAATACTTCGATGCAAAGTAAACAGAAATTTAATCCCAATGAAACTAAAATATTTTTGAAAAAATACAACGACATGATAAATGTTCAGTTTGAACAAAAAATAAATAAAACTGAATATTGTACGCATTTTATAAATTGGCTTAATAAACAAGAAAGAAAAGCAGTAATTAAAAAAACACCACTTTTATAAAATTAAAATAAAAAAATTATGACACCAAAAGAAAAGGCAATAGAGTTAGTAGATAAAATGAGTTTTGAAACACATAAATATAATGCAATATCTTGCGCTATTAAAACGGTAGAAGAAATAGAAATTGTCTTACTACAAGAAAGAGTATTTGAAAGTTTAAATTACTGGCGTGAAGTTAAACAAGAAATAGAAAAATTATGAGTTGGAAAACAGAAAATGCACTAAAAAGAGTTTTTAACGTATTTAAACGCTCAAAAGATAAAATCTATAAAGAAGATATAGCAGCACTAAAACAATTGAATGACGACCTTAAAAACAATGAAATAAAGTATGTTAATGATAATTTACTATTTGCAAAACTATTGTGCTATACTTTTAATCAAAATTTACATTATCACGGTAATATTAAAACAGCTATTAAAAGTACCTCTGATATTTTAAAAGAACCTTTAGGTTTTCATTTGCAAAATTTACATAAAAATATTAATAGCAAAAAAATAGAAGAATTTTTATTATCGAAAGGATTTGAATTAGACCATTTAAACTATAAAGAAAACAGTAATATTAATTTATTACAAGAAAATGAAAATGAAATAATAGATTTGATAAAAAAAGAGTTTTCATTTGAAAGTGTAAGTAATTCTTTTTTCAATAGTGCGAATGAATTTTTAAAAGAAACGGAAAATTATATTTAATATGGATTTAAACTTTGAAGATTTAGAAAATAAAACGGATAGCGAAGTAGTTTTAGACTTTTTGACTATACAAAATGAATGCTTTGTAGATTTATCGGAAGAAATGATAGCCCCTGAGATACTTTTATCAATTGGTTCGCATGAATATAAGAATAAAATATACCCTACTGCCGTGATGACTGCTGGAGAATTTAGTGCAATTATAGCAGTTTCAAAGGCAAAGAAATCTTTCTTAAAAAGTGCTTTCTTAGCTTGTTATATTGGGGGTAATTCTAATGTATTATTCGGAAATATTAAAGGGCATCGTGATAATGATTATACTATTTTAGACTTTGATACGGAACAGGGTAAATATTACGCTCAAAGGACTTTTAGGCGTGTGCAGGATATAACAAGTTTGCAATATGAAAACTATAAATGTTATACAACACGACAATTATCTTCGACACAAAGATTATTATTGATTGATTATTGCCTTAAAAATCAAAAAGAACTGTATAAAAGTCCTGTAAAATTAGTTTCAATTGACGGGATAGCGGATTTAGTTGAAAATACTAATGATATTGTGATGAGTAAAGAAGCCAGCGACTATCTATTGAAGTGGACTTATGATTATAACATACACGTTACGACCGTTATACACAAATCAGGAACCACAGGAAAGCCTTTAGGGCATTTGGGAACGTATGTTTTGAAAAAAGCTGAAAGTGTTATTGAGTTAGAAGTAAATGACGACAAAACTATAAATGTATCTAATCCATATGCAAGGGGAGTTTCTTTTGATTCATTTGATTTTGATGTTAACAAAGATAGTTTGCCATATTTAATTGAAACAATTTATTAATATGAAACACCCAGAATATATTTTACAAAAAGCAGTTTGTAGGTTTTTAGAATTTCAATACCCAAAAGTATTATTTTTAAGTGATACTATTGGAAATGTTAAACTAACGGAAACACAAGCAAGTAGAAACAAAGCAATACAGAAAATAGGGTTTAAATGCCCTGATTTATTAATATTAGAGCCTAATAAGTTTTATAAAGGGCTTTTTATTGAGTTAAAAGTTAAGTCTCCTTATAAATTAAACGGTGAACTTTTTAAAAACGAACACTTAGAAGCTCAACAAAATTCAATGAATGAATTATCTCAAAAAGGTTATTTATGTTTTTTTAAATGGGAGTTTGAAGATATAAAAGAATTGATTAAATGGTATATGGATAATAGATATACTATTTAGAATAATTATAAATAACATTTATTTTATATCATTTTGTTGTATATATTAAATTAAGTCTTATATTTGTACTCAGATAACAACAACAAAAAAATAGAAATTATGACAACTTTAAGAAATGAAATTTTACCAGTAAAAGAATTAACTAAAAGATTTGTAACTGCTAACTTTAAAAGCTTACAATTATCAAAAAATAATATGATTGAAAAAACAGTTGTATCAAAATTAGGTTTTTCAAAAGTAATAGGGTTAAAAATAGAGGATGTAAAAAACACAAGATTTGATGCTAAAAGAGTTGGCGAAGTTAATCCAATATCAGGATGCAAATACACAGAAACAGAATATATTACAGTAACTACTTGGATATTCGAGTAGTTACTGAAAATAAAAATCCCACAGTATTCGTACAGGGTTGACAAGCTGGAAAGACAGCTATTTTTAAACAATAAATTTATTAAAAATGGAAAATTTAAAAAGAATTAAAGAAGATTTGATTTGTGCATTAATTACTTTAGGTGAAAACAAACTATCAGATAAAGAAAAAATTAAAGAGTGCGATAAAATAATTATTGAAACAATAAAATTTATCGATATTTTAATTAAAAAGCAAGAAAAAGAAGAGTTATTTATTGAAATTGCGTACAAGCTATTAATGAAAATACATAACACAGCAGGCGTGATTCAAAGTGAATATAGAGATGGGAATGTTTGGTTTGAATTTCATATAACATCTAACGATTATTCGGCAGGAAGAGATTGTGACATAATTTCTAAGTATGATATAGAAAAAAATTTAGCAATAAATAAAAACTAAACGCCATGAAAAAATGCCAAGATTGTAAAGCAAATAATAAAAATCAATATTGCGATTTAGGTTGTAAAACTGAAATTTTATTTCAAAGAGTTTTAGGTAATAAATACGAATATATTTCTCCTTTAGAAAAATGTGAGAAGCCAAAATCATATAAAGATTATAATAAAAAATTAATAACTATAATTAAATAACAACAAAACACCATGAAAAAATTAGAGCAACTTTGGGATTATATATCCGTGTTATTATGTGGGAATCAAAAAAACTTATTTAAATATTAAAGTTATGAGCGAATTTAAAGGAACAAAGGGAAAGTGGTCAGCTTGTTGTCAAAAAAACAGACCGCACTTTCTATTTTCAAATGATAAAGTTATTTGTGGTTTTTATAAAGAGCAAGAAATGTCGGAAGATTTATCTTTAGAAGAAGTGCAGTCCAACGCAAAACTAATAGCTTGTGCGCCTGAGATGTTGGAAATGTTAGAAGATATTTTTGAAGCATTTAAAGGAAATAATTTTGAAATATCAGCAAATGAAATAGAACAACTAATTAAAAAAGCAACATCATGAATAACGAATTTTTATTAATCGGAGTATTACTATTATTACTTATTGTATTTGTCCTTTGTATAGCATTATACATCGCTATATCAGTAGGAATGGAACTTAGTGATGAATTAGATTTTGAAAAAAGTTTAAGAGATTGGAAAGATGAATAAACTCTATAACGTTGACCAGATAGCCACACAATTAAATATTAGTGTAAAAGCAGTTCGCAATAAAATTTATAAAATAGGGCTAAAAAAAGTTAAGACTAAAGACAAAAGAGCCTTGTATAATGAAAATCAGATTGAATCTTTGAGTATGGATAATTGTAAATATTATCCTTTAAAAACAACAGTAATATATTATATTTACGAATCTAAAATAAATAAATCATGAAATTAGAATTAAAACATTTAGCAGGATATTTACCTTATAGGTTAAAAGGTAATTTTGAAGTTTCAGAAGTTGTACCAAGTGTAAAATTTGAATTAAGAAAAAAAGAATTAAGAGCTGATAATATAGACTTCTTTTTATCTTATGCAAAACCAATCCTTCGCCCACTTTCAGACCTTACAAAAGAAATTGAAGTTGATTGCGAAAAGTTTGTGCCTTGTGTGGAATTAAATAAAATTCACCCAACTAAAGCCACATATTTTGAAATGCAAGAAGGTATTATAGACTCAATAAAAGTAGATTGTTTGACTTCTTGGGTTCAAAATAAACTACTTGAATGGCACTTTGATATTTACGGATTAATTGAAACAGGTTTAGCAATCGATAAAAAAACAATATTATGAGAAAAATAGCAATGAGATGCACGCATGAACAGTTTGATAGTATTAAGGATAGAATAAAATTAAAAATTGCTGATATTGAAAATTTAGAAAGTTATCCTTATTTGATAAACTATGCTGGGAACAAACAAAAAGTGGTCACTAATTATTCTATTTCTGCAATAAAAAACGATAAAATGGAATTATACGAAACATTCGATGCTGAAATATTTTTAAGGGCTTGCGATAGTTGGGAGGATGAGAAAACTTTTAGAGCAAATGAATTGCAATATTGGGGTGCTATTACTGGTAAATGGTTAGATTGTGATGGAAATAGTATTTATCGATTTAAACCACAACCAGACTACTCAAAAGAAATAGAAGCCTTGCATTTAAAAGCAAAAGATAACGGGATGAAATGTGTAATTAATTTTGAGAAGATATAATAATTATCACTATATTTGTAATTCTAAATCAATAACTTATGTTAGAAGAACTTGCAAAAAAAGATAGTTACTGGAGAAAAATAGCTTTAAATATATCTAAGGATAAAATGATAGCTGATGACTTAGTAAATGATATGTATTTAAAATTGCATGATTCAACGAAACAAATAAACGATTTTTACGTTATTATAGTAATAAGAAATCTATTCTTAGACTATGTAAAATCTAAAAAGCAAAGGGTATCTTTAGACTTATTTTTCAATTTAGCACATAATAATGAAGTTTTAGAGTTAAACGATTATGAAGTTGGATTGTTAGAAGATTGTAACAGACTAAGCTATTTACAACTCGGATTGCTTAGTGAGTCTTACGATTTAAGTATTAGAGAAATTGCAGAAAAATATAAGTTTATCGATTATGGTTTAATTTATCGTGAATTAGATAAAGCACGCAAGAAAATTTTAGGTAATGATATTGATTTGTACAAAAATAAAAGATTGAAGTATCAAAAATAAATAAACACACTATTGGCGGAAATGGAATACGGCAGTAGATTGACGGAAGCGCCTTAAAGTCGTCGTTAAATTTATCTCTTAGGTTTACAGGTTCAAGTCCTGTATAGTGTGTTTCAAAATTATAAATATGGCAAAAGTAAAAAGAAGTAGAGGCTTAGGGGATACGGTTGAAAAGATTATTCACGCAACAGGATTGCAAATATTCGTAGAGGGTAAAGATTGCGGTTGCGATAAAAGAAAAGAAAAGCTAAACGAGCTATTTCCTTATCGATTTAAGGCACGATGTTTTACCGAGCAGGAATATAATAGTTGGAAAGATTTTAAAGCAGTACGAACGCTTACAATAAGTAAAGAGCAAGTAGACTATGTTTGTGAGTTATACGCAAGTGTATTCGATAGACAGTTGTGGCTTCCTTGTGCAAGTTGTAGTCCTAAGCCTTTGATAAGTATGATTGATAAATTAGATAAAGTTTATGAGAGTTATTTAGTTAACTAATTTATACTGATTATGGATAAGAGAAAAGAAAACAAGGGTACAATAGGGAATAAAGGCGGTAGACCATCGGTAAAAGATGAGTTAAAAGGCGTTGACTTGGCTAGTCCTCACGTGGAAGAGTCTTTTGAAGTTCTTGCGTCTATAATGAAAAGTAGTAACGAAAATTCACGTGACAGGATAGCAGCGGCAAAACTATTAATTGAATATGCCGTTGGCAAACCAAAAGAAACAATTGAACAAAATGTTAATCTAAATGATTTTAGTTTAAAAGACCTTGTGAGTTTTGATAAATCTAAATAAAAAATACGAGCCATTATTTGAAAACGACACCAGATTTTTTATAATTACAGGCGGTAGGGGTTCAAGTAAATCTTTTGGGGTTGGCACATTTGCCAGCCTTTTATCGTTTGAATCAGGGCATCGTATATTATTTACAAGACAAACGATGACAAGTGCGCACCTTTCAATTATTCCAGAGTTTCAAGAGAAAATAGATTTATTAGAATTGAATGATTTTTTCGAGATAAACAAATCAGAAATCAAAAATAAGAAGTCAGGTAGCGAGATAATATTTAAAGGGATAAAGACTTCAAGCGGTGACCAAACGGCAAATTTAAAGTCCCTACAGGGTGTTACTACTTGGATATTGGATGAAGCCGAAGAACTAATAGACGAAACTGTATTCGATAAGATTAATTTATCAATAAGACAGAAAGGCAAACAGAATAGGGTTATACTTATCTTAAACCCGGCAACAAAAGAGCATTGGATTTATAGAAAGTTCTTTGAGCAAGAGGGGATTGCTGAGGGTTTTAATGGCGTGAAAGGAAATGTAACTTACATACACACTACATACTTAGATAATTTATCTAATTTAGATGAGTCTTTTTTAGATGAAGTTGAGAGAGTTAAGAAAAATAATCCTAAAAAATATCAACACGTTATACTTGGCGGTTGGTTAGATAAAGCTGAGGGGGTTGTATTTACTAACTGGAAGTTTGGAGCGTTTAATCCTGATAATTTACAAACTTCATTTGGTCAGGATTACGGATTTAGTATAGACCCTACAACACTTGTTGAAGTTGCTATTGACAGAAATAAAAAGATTATTTATGTTAAAGAACACTTATATAAACCTAAATTAACCACTTCAGAAATAGCACATATAAACAACTCAATTTGCGGTAATAGGTTAATAGTTGCCGATAGTGCCGAGCCTCGCTTAATAGACGAACTAGCAGGCAAAGGATGCAGGATATTAGCAACAACAAAAGGAGCTGGTAGTATTTCTGCTGGTATTGCTTTGATGCAGGACTATGAAATAATAGTTGAGGGAGAAAATATAGGGCGTGAATTAAATAATTATGTCTATACAGATAAAGGATCTAAGTTATTTTGCGACAATTGGAATCACGCTATTGACGCAATTAGATATAATGTATCTTACAATCTTAGTGGAGGCTTTAAAGTAGAAATTCGCTAATAACAAAAACGTTAAAATAAAGTTTTAAAAGTATGAAAATTATTTTACCAGAATCGATAAACGATATAACTCTTTTTCAATTTCAGCAGTACGATGAGTTGTTGAAGCGTGAAGACTTAGATGAATATAATTTTAATAAAAGAAAGATTCAAATATTTACAGGTATAGAACGAAATAGGATTGACTTGGTTAGTTCAGTTGACTACAAAATGATGTTAACTCAAATTGATTTAGCACTTAATCAAACAGTTGAGTTTAAACCTACGTTTTTTATTAAAGATGTTGAGTTCGGTTTTATTCCTAACCTTGATAAAATTACGCAGGGTGAGTTTATAGATATTTCAACACATGGAGCAAGTGTGGAAAGCATGCATAAGTTAATGGCTGTTTTATTTAGACCTATTAAAAATAAAGATGTACTTGGTAACTATGAAATAATAAAATACAAAGGGACTAAGCAGTATTCTGATATAATGAAACATATGCCTTTATCAATTGTTAACGGTTCATTGGTTTTTTTTTCGAGTTTAGCGAACGAATTAATCAATTATACCCAGAAATATATGATGGTGGAACAAGCGAGGGAAGAAACGCAGGAAACTATTTTGAAAAGTGGGGATGGTATGCCACAATAGAAGAATTGGCAAAGGGTAAGATTTGGAAAATAGACTCAATATTGAAAATGAATGTTCATGAGGTACATATATTTTTAGCTCACAAAATTGATAAGCAGAAATTAAAACATAAGATTATGAATAATAATACTAATACAATAGAGTTATAATGAATCAACTAACACAATTATATTTATATCTTAAACAATTAGCTGAAGCGGATAGTTCGGTAAATTCTGTTATGAAGGCTCAGGATATTGATTTGAAAAAAGAAATCATGTACCCTTTAGTTAATATTAACATAGTTTCTGGAGGGTTCACTAATGGTCAAACGGTTAACTTCAATATAGAATTATCATGCTTTAATCAAAGGGACATTAATAAGGAAATTAATGAAGATAACTTTTTTGGAAACGATAATGAAGTAGATAATCACAATCTTTGTATTGCAATTTTAAATCGAATGTGGCTTAAAATGTATGCTGATTTTGAAGATAATAATATCACATCGAGCGAAAATCCATCGTTTGAGTTAGGTTCATTCGAGGGTGCTAAATTATTGGATGGTGTTAGATTATCTTTTGAAGTTGAAGTTCCTAATACCGAGTTATCATTATGTCAAGTGGTATAGTTAATGAGTTAGATAAGTTCGGTAAGTATGTTAAACAACAAGCTAAATCAAACTTATCTAAAAGAAAAAAGAAAGATACAAGTGCGTTGTATGACGGGGTCAATTATAAAGTTGAAAGCAACGATAACATAACCACTTTATCTTTTACGTTCGGGAACGCTGAATATTATTGGGAGTTTGTAGATAAAGGATTAAAAGGAGTAAGTAGTTCAGCAAAAGCACCGTTAAGTCCGTTTAAGTTCGGAACAGGAATAGGAAAAAAAGGAGGTTTAACGAATGGCATTAACGGTTGGGTATCAAGAAAACGCATTCAATTTAAAGATAAAAAAACAGGAAAGTTTCTAAGTTATAAATCAACAGCCTTTTTAATAATGCGTTCGATTTGGAATAAAGGATTAGCAACAACAAACTTTTTTACTAAGCCATATGAGCAAGCCTTTCAAAGATTACCAGACGATATATACATGGCTTACTCTTTAGAAGTTGATGAGAAATTAAAAATAGCATTAAAATTATGATAAAAAGTTTATCGCCTTATTATTTAGAGATACCATTTACAAGTCCGTTGACTGATGCTATTTGTACTTCTTACACGTTACAAGTATTTATTTGGGATGGATTGAAAGCAAGTGTACCTACCGAGTCAGTTTATCAGGTTACAAAGAAAAATCCGACTGGCTCAGGCGGTACAGATAAAGTAAATATAGCACGATTAGTAA